AACAACTTCCTGAGAAGTTCCTTTGTTTAAATAAACTCTAAAATTAGATGTTACCTCAGTAGCAGAGTCCCAAGGTCTAGAATTTCCAACACCACCAATAGTTCCAACAGCACCTCTAGTACACTCAATGAACTGGTTTAATGACTTTTCCTTATACTGAACTACTTCTTGACCACCAAGAACAAATTCACCGTTTCTTTCTGGCCAACCAATAGTAGAATCAACTGTAATAATACCAGTTGTCTCATCAAGAGGTTCACCTAATTTTGTTTTATATGGAACAACAAAAGTTCCTTGAATAGTTTCTTCAGAAAGAACTAATTCATAGATTGTTGTATTTGCGGTTTCAATTGCAATATAGTTTTCTACTAATGCACTAGCATCTCTAACATTAACATCAGCAATATCCGCATCTTGAGTAATAAGTGCATCTTGAATATTTCGTGGGTCGCCACTTACTAAGGTTGCACGTAAAATGGTATTAATAGACCAAGTAGCAGCAGAGGGTTTAATAATTTGGTCTTTTGGATAAGAAACATCAACAGTTTCACCGTATAGTAACTTAAACAAGTACTCAATACTAAAAGTAGTTCCCTTTGTAGAGTAAAAACTCTTAATATTTTTAATAGCAGTTCTTACATCAATTTGCTTATAATCAAGTCTAGGAACATCTGGTAAAAACTGTTCCGTATATTTGTCAAGAATTCTTTTGACAAATACAGCATCTAAACACTGTACAGTGGCATTTTCTGCAGCAGTTGCAGCAGTTGTATTTTTGCTAAAAATTACATTACCATCTTCAGTGTACCCAGTAATACCACTTGCTGCTCTAGCACAACCAACAAATTGTGCTTTAGAATAACCAGTTCCAGATTCTAAAACTTCAAAACCAGTAATTTCATTAATACCAATATCTACCGAAGCAGTTGCTTGGGGAGGAGATTGAATAACGACTTTAGGTGGAAATTCTTGACTATATCCAGAACCAAACTCTGTAATATTAATATCTGTGATTCTACCATTAAAAATAGATGCTACCGCTTTGGCACCAGAACCACCGAGATATTGTCCTGTATTACTAACTCTATCGTCAATGATATAAACAGAAGGAACATCATTATATCCACTACCACCGTCAAGGATTTCAATATTAACTACCCTACCATCACCATCGACTTGAGTCTCTAATACTTGAGCACCCACTGGTTCGATAATTTTAATTCTTGGTACTGTTTCGTATCCTTGTCCAGCATTTAAAACACTAACAGATACAACTTCTCCTTGAGGGTTTAGATTAGCTCTGAGACTTGCTTTAATTCCATTTTCTCCCGTAGGTTCATCAATATAAATTTGTGGAGATGTGCTGTATCCAACTCCACCAGAAGTGACGGTAATCGTACCAGAGATAGAACCATTAACAATTGTTGGGGGTGCAAGAACGGCACCACCTGGCTGTTGGAATGTAATTCTAGGTACAGAAGTATATCCACTACCAGAGTTAACAAGCGTCAACTCAGAGACACTACCATTAACAACTTTAGCGGTAATAGAAGCTACTTGAGACCCATCTTGAGTGGGGGATTCAATATTTACAATAGGGGGATTTGTGTCGCTATACCCAATTCCTCCAGAAAGAAGTTGTAAATTTTTAACTCCATTAATTAATGCAACTGCAGCTGCACCTTCGCCATTTTCAGAATCAATTGTAATTGCTGGTGGATTTGTAAATCTATATCCAGAACCAACATCTTTGATAACAATAGACGATACTTCCCCATTGTTATCAACTCTAGCATAGGCAGAAGAACCAGATCCAAAAGAAGGAATAGGAGCATCAACATAAAAAAGGTCTAATTTTCTACCCTTTAATGGTACAAAACTTCTAAAAATAAGAAGATTTTTATCAAATACGTAATCAGTTTTTGGAATTAAAAGTTGATTGTCATAATATGCAATAACATACTCATCAATTTCTGGAACAAACGTATTTCCATTACGAGTAATTTTAAATTTGCTTACTCCATCACCAAAAGAGGGAGAAATGTCGTCAAGAGAAAAAATAGTATTCTCTAAAAATCCGCTATAAAATTTGATACTGGTTTGGTCGGCACTATCAGAAGTTAATGCTGTTCTTGGTGCTTGCGTAAAAGTAATTGTGTTCCCAGAAACTGTAAAATCTACTCCTGGTACTAAGTATTCACCATATACTTGAACAATTAAATGATTTGCCGATGGAGGGGAGACAGGTCTATCTTGACTTAGTAATGAAAATCCTTGTGTAGTTCCATCAAAACTATACAGTGGGCTCTGTAATTCAATCTGCTTTAATTTTACTTGCTCATAGGAAATACCTGGGCTAAGAGCAACGTTTGGAGAAGAAATACTTTTTTCATAAAAAATTACTTCATCGCCAATTAAAATAGTGCCGTTTTCAGATAAAAACTCTTCAACACTTTCAACTGAAATTGTTGTATCTTCTGCAGTAATATCTTCAACCAAGATGGTAGAACCATCTAAGATACCAACATCCAGTTGGTCAATATCAAGATACTCTAAAAAATTGTTAAGGATATTCTGCCCCAGTCCTGTTTTTTCTTGGGACTTGTAGTAATATTCGACGAACTTTGAAAACAGTTCATACTCCGACGTAATAAAGCCTGGGAGTTGAGTAGGAACTGCAGCGGAGACCTTATTAATATTCATCTAACTACGTAAAACAGGAGGATGTATTAAGAGAACCAGAATTATCTATTGTTGGAATATCCAAGAGATCAGGTGTTACATTAAACACTGCTGGTGTCAAACTATTTAGTGGGATTGTTGATGGGAACTGTGTTCCAACAGGAGTAACAGAAATCTCTGGACTAATAACATTAATAATAGTTCCTGGTGTTGTTGCAGGAATAACAGAACTATTTGAGGGAATTACTAATACGGGAATTTGTAATCCTGTGGGGAGATTGTCTGGGTCAACAACTTCACCAACACCAGTTGTAGTGTCAGTAATTAAAATTGAATCTTCATCAGGAACATTTCCACCAGTACCGATAATATTTGAGGGACCGAAGCATATTTCACCTGTAGAATAATTAACTGTTCCAGCAGTGTCATTAGTATAAACTTTTCTATTTCCCGTGTTGTAAAATAGTCTCAGGTTGCCATAACCATCGTCTTCAAACTGCTGGTCAATTCCTGGTCTATCAGCGGTTCTAAAGGGTCCTGAGAGGACTACAGGTTCTTTCTTACACGAACCATCCGAACCGTCCTGAGAAGGGGCACTATTATAGATTTGAGACCCTGTAGAAATGCAATACGTATTCGTCTGATTGCTATTTGGAAGAATGTATTTAAGGATTGTAATTTGCGTAGAAACATCAGTAATACACTTATTAGACAATTCAATCGCTCTTTCAAATGATTGAGTGCTAAAAGATGAATTGAAGTTATTAATTTTTGTCTGTGTGCCCCAATCTACAATTGCTTTGGAGATATCACTCTTAATCTGAGATGTATTTGAACCACATCCAGTATCGTAATTTACATAAATTCTGGGATTGATGTAAATATCATCAGGGTCTGTAATGACTGCTTCAATAGAAGCCATAGCATATTTTCTAAGTTGTGAAGACAAACTCTTTTTAGTTTGGTCGTTAAGATTTGACCCAGTTTTTGTCTTAATTACAACGTAAACTTTTCCATAAATGGGAGGATTTAAAGAGTCTCCACCATACGCCACGACCGCTGCAGCGTTATCGTAAATATTTTTAGTAATTACTTCATAGTCTTGAGCAGTAACTGCTCTATATTGAGCGGAATAATATCTTGGAGCATAATACTTAATAGACTCAACATTTTCTGCCGCATCTCCAAGTTGAGATTTTGCTTTCACAACAACGGTAGAAAGACTTGGAGCATATGCAAGAGTATTAGAGTCAACAATGCTTCCAATAAAGGAGAAAGATTGCACTCCGTTTGCCTCAGCACCAGAGGTCACCATATATCGGAGATTGATTACCTCACCATCCTTTACAGACCTTCCAATACTATCGTCACCAAATCTAATCTGATACCTCATATCATTAGTTTCCGATATGAAATAAACCCTAGTATCAGATTCAAGATTAGTAATATTATCTACTCTGGAGTATAAATCAGAATTTGTAGATGTTTCATTAGGTTTGACTCTGACACTCAATGTAGAAATATCTGCGTCTTGAGATTGAATAATATATTTTTGTTTTGCAAAGGTGTTAACCAGATAATTGTAGTCAATTAAAGAACCTTCGTATATTTCTAAATTATCAAATACAGCAACACCTGTCGAAGGATTAACTTCTACTGTAGTATCGTCAATTAAGTTCCAAACGTAGTTTCCACCAGTTGCAACTGGTCCTCTTGGTAAAGTAACTGAAGATGGGTAAAATCCATTATTTAACTCAGTTTGAATAGTTAATTGCAAACATGCCTTTGAGCAAATAATAGATTTTGGTGTATAGTTTAAAAGTTTTGCAATCTTTACAACATTATCTCTTACACTAGAAGATGGCAAAAATGCCTCATTCAATGCCATGTTAGCATTAAACGAGGTGTAGTAAGTATTATATGCTAATGCATCAATAAGATATGATAATGCAGACCCATCAAAGTCATAATCCGAAAACTCTGTTCTAGTTCTCAGATAAGACTTGATTGAAGACTTGATATCCTCAAAGTCTAAAGCAGTTAAATTATTTGGTTGCATTATCCTAATTGTTGTAAGACAAACGTGATTTCTTCAATAATGGGAACTCCAATAACTTGATATTCCACACTCACATTAATCTTATTATTTTCATAAATTGGAGTTACATCAACATTTATCAATTGTACTCTTTTTTCATGTTGAGTAATTGTATTTATTATCTCATCCTGAATTGCATCTATTGTAAATGGATCCAGTGGTTCAAATAAGAGTTCATATACTCTAGACCCAACTAGAGGTTGAAATGGTTTTTCTCCAGGGACTGTTAGAATAAGATTTTTAATCGCCTGTTTTATAGAATTTTCATTTGTTACTGAAGACACGTCATCTGTAAAACGATTTCTGGAAAAAGACATACTAAGGTCCTTAAAAGACTTAGACCTCTTTATATCTTTACCAGAAATCGGTTTTAACGCCATTTCATTTAAGCACTATCGTACTATTTATGGCAATTGTTTAACCCTTGCCTTGACCCCGATAGCGTTTGCGAGCACCATTTCTAGAAGTTGCTGCATATTTTGTATGCTGTCCAGACCCCTGTCTCGTTTTTTTCGGTTTGGACT